GAAAAATTCAACTCAGTTGAAGAATTAGTCAAATCATATTCAGAGTTAGAGAAAAAACTTGGTGAGCAATCTCAACCTACTAAGGAATCAGTAGACCCAGTTTCAAAGACAGAAGTAAAAGAAGAAGTAAAAGAAGAACAACCTAAATCTGATTTAGATATTGCTACAAAAGCAGTAGATAGTGCGGGTTTAAATATGGATTCTCTAGCCGAAGAATATGCTAAAGATGGTAAACTTGCTGATAAGTCTTATCAATCATTAGAAAAAGCAGGAATACCAAAAGAGTATGTGGACAGATTTATTGCAGGACAACAAGCAATAGCTGACCAACAATCAGCGTCAGTTAAAAATATGGTTGGCGGAGCTGAATCATATGATGCTATGTCTGAATGGGCTAGTAATAATTTATCTGAAACTGAAAAACAGGCTTATAATACAGCAGTAAACAGTAAAGATTTAGAAGCTGTTAAGTTAGCTGTAGTAGGTCTTAAAGCAAGATATGCACAAGCTACAGGAAGTGAACCTAAATTAGTAGAAGGTAAAGCATCTCCTAGTGGTGAACAAGGTTTTGATTCTTGGGCTCAAGTAACACAAGCTATGTCTGACCCTAGATATTCTAAAGACCCTGCTTATCAAGCTGAAGTTAAAAATAAACTAGCTAATAGTAAGATATAATATGAAAAAGAAAAAAAAGAAAAAAGATAAAAAGAAGAAAAAAAATAAGAAAAAGAAAAAATAATTATGTGTATAGGTAGTAAAAGTAGTCAAACAATGATTAAAGCTAAAGAACCGACAGCTAAAAAAACAACAAAGAAAAGAAATGTTGGCACTGTAAGCGAAACTACTACCTCATCACCTGATAAGAAAATTGCTAACTTAAATAATACTTCAGGAATGAGTAATTATGATACAGGTGGCAATCTTAATATAACATAGTTGTGCAACCTTTATAGGTGGCAACTGCCAAGTAAATAAGTATATTATCTTTACCTTCCTGCGGGAAGACAATTTAGTATAAGAAGCTGAAAGTACAAGGCTTTTATTAACAACAATAACCATAAATTCAAAGGAGAATAATTATGGCAAACGCAACACCAGTTTCCGTTGGACGAGTAAATGCTTCGGGAACAGAAGATGCACTGTTTCTAAAAGTTTTTGCAGGAGAAGTTCTTACTTCTTTTGACAGAGCTTCTAAGACAACAGGGCAAGAGATGGTTCGTTCTATCTCAAGTGGTAAGAGTGCAACATTTCCAGTAATGGGAAGAATTGATGCGGCTTATCATACAGCAGGAGCAGAAATTACTGGTTCTGATGTAAACCACAACGAAAAGGTTATTACAATTAATGACCTTTTAATCTCATCAGTATTTTTATCAAATATTGAAGAGGCAAAAAATCATTGGGACGTAAGAAGTGCGTACTCTGCTGAAATCGGTAGAGCTTTAGCTTTCGTTAAAGACAAGCACGTTTTACAAACTATTGGTTTAGCGTCACAAGCGAACGCAAACGTATCTGACACTGGATATGGTGCAGGTTCAACTGTGACAAATACCGACATCGCTAATGCGACTGCGGCTACAAGTGCTAATGGGTTTATCACAGCATTATTTGACTGTGCTAAAAACTTAGATAACAACTACGTTCCTGCGGAAGGTAGAAAATGTTTCTTAGACCCTGAAATGTACTACAAGTTAGCTAATGCAACTAATGCTATTAACGTAGACTTTAGTGGTAAAGGCTCAATCGCAGAAGGTAGAGTTCAGAAAATAGCAGGTATTGAATTAGTACCTATGGCTCATTTTGTGAAAGATGATGTAGGAACTTCAGACGTAGATGCAGGTTCAGCAACAGCAGGTGCTTCAACACCTCAGTCTGTGAACTTGACAAACTATGAAGGTCTTGTATCTCACCCTTCAGCAGTTGGTACTGTTAAACTTATGGACTTGGCTGTTGAGTCAGAATATGACATCAGAAGACAAGGTACATTAATGGTCGCTAAATATGCTATGGGACACGGCGTTCTTAGACCTGAAGCGGCTGTAGGAATTAAAGAAGCGTAATAGTTTCTTTATTACACTAATAGATTAGGGGGATTAACGTCCCCCTTTTCTACTTATAATAACTTCAAGATATGCCTAGTGGGTATCTTGATTAACTCGCCTAAGAAAGGGGGAAATATGACACTAGACTTAACACCATTCCGAGCTTTTTCGGTAGGTTTTGATGACCTATTTGATGAGCTTAGAAGTTTTAAGACAGTTGGTTATCCGCCATATAACATTGAAAGAATGTCAGATGGTTTGTATAACATTTCAATGGCTGTTGCAGGGTTTTCAAAAGATGACCTTACAATTTCTGTTAAAGAAAATGTCTTAAAAGTAAAAGGAAAGAAAGAAAGTAAAGAGAAAGATTATCTTTACAAAGGTATTGGTGAAAGGTCTTTTGAACAATCATTTAAACTTGCTGAATTTACGGAAGTAAAAGAAGTTAAGTTAGAAGATGGTGTTCTAAACATTTCTTTGATTCAGAATTTACCTGAAGAGAAGAAAGAAAAGACAATCAAAATATCTTAATAACAAAGTCTAGGGGGGAGAAATCCCCTCTAGTTAATTTAATAGAGGATATAAATAATAATGATAAATAAAATAACAGAAATTATGTTAGAAGCAAAACACTTTTGGAATGAACATAAAAAAGTAAGTATTGCTTTTGCAATAATTTTATTAATAGCAATAATAATATAATATAATGGCAACACAAATTACACCTACTACTGAATTACAAGCAGTTAATCAAATGTTGAGTGTTATAGGAGAAGCTCCTGTAAACTCAATTACAGGGACAGTAACTACCGATGTATCTGTCGCTAAAAACATTTTAGATGAAACTTCAATGTCAGTTCAATCAATGGGGTGGAATTTTAATACCCATTATGCTTATACACTCGCAAGAGATACAGACAATAAAGTACCTTTACCATCTAACTGCGTACAAGCCGATGCTTCTGCACAATACCGAGATAGAAATTTAGTTATTCGTAATGGTTTTCTATATGATATGGACGACCATACCGATGTGTTTGGAACATCAACAATCCTACCTACAGTGGACTTAGTTTTAGTCCAACAATTTGAACAACTCCCTGAATATGCAAGACAATATATAGCAAGTAAAGCCGCTAGACGTTTTGCTTCAAGATTTATTGGAGATAAAGGAATTACTGAATTGGCAGGAAATGATGAACAAGAAGCACTAGCCGCTTTTAGACAAGCGGATAGCAGAAGTGCTGATGCTAATATGTTAGAAGGTGATATGAATACTTATTCAATCATAAACAGGACTACTAGAAGGACTTACTAATGGGACAAGTGATTTCACAATCCGTACCAAATTTTCTAAATGGTATGTCTCAACAAACCCCTTCACAACGTGGTATTAATCAAGGTCAAGACCAAGTTAATTGTCAAAACAACATTGTAGATGGGTTATCAAAGAGACCACCTTTAGAATATGTAGCTACACTAGATTCTACAAATGTATTTCCTAATACTGCTAAGATATGGAGTATACAAAGAGATGCGTCAAATAGATATTTATGTGCGTTCTATGACAATGGAGTTAAAGTTTATGATTTAGCAGGTAATGAAAAAACTGTAAGTTACCCTAATGGTAATACTTACCTTAATTCTACAAATCCTAAAAATGATTTCCGTATGGTTAATATTGCGGATTATACTTTTATAGTTAATAAGTCAATTACACCTGCGGCTGACAGTACAACAACTGCGGCAAAAGTAAAGGAATTTCACGTCTACTGTAAATCAACTAATTATGGTAGAGAATATAAAGTAGCATTAAAACACGAAGATTGGGCTTATGAAATAGAATGTATATTTCAAATTCCCACAGGAAATGATGCTTCTACAGATAGTAAATATAGAGATACAAATAAAGTAACAGATATATTAATGAAGGGACAATCCAGTTCTCATTATAATTCTAGTGCAAATGGTATTGATTTTAAAACAATTAGAACAGATACAGGAGCAACATTATCTACAAATGGATTATCAAACTTTTCTGATATAAATACTTATTTTAATTTTGAACAATTTGATTCTGTTATTTATGGAAAAATTATTAACCAAGCTAAAACTTATACAATAAGTACGGCTGATGGTTCAGGTAATACAGCGATGTATGCTATTAAAGATACAATACAAGATTTTACAAAATTACCTTACTATGGAAAAACAGGAACTATCGTTAAAGTAACAGGTGATGAAGGAGATACTCTTTCTGATTACTATGTTAAATTTGATGGTATGGGTGTGTGGACAGAAACGATTGCACCTGCAACAAGTGTCGGTTTAGATGATACTACAATGCCTCACGCATTAATTAATAATAATGATGGTACATTTACATTTAAAAAATTAGATTGGACAGATAGAACTTGTGGTGATGCTACAGACACTAATCCTAATCCTTCATTTGTAGGTAAAACAATACAGAATTTAACATATTATAAAAATAGATTAGGACTGTTATCAGGAGAGAATTTAATTTTAACTGAAAATGCTAGTTACTTTAATTTCTTTGCTACAACAGTTACACAAGTTTTAGATACTGACCCTATTGATATAGCGGCTTCAGGAACACAAGTTAATACATTGAAACACTCAGTAGGATTTAATGAAACATTATTATTATTTTCTGATACAGCTCAATATAAACTTGACCACGCAGGAGATACTATAAGTCCAACTACTGCTATCTTAAATGAAGTGTCAAGTTTTGAACACGATGATTCAGTAACACCTATTGCGGCAGGTAAGTTTGCTTACTTTGCTCAAGCTAGAACAAATAATACAGCAATAAGAGAATATTATGCTGATGATGATACATTAACAAATGATGGTTTAGATATTTCAGTTTCAGTACAAAGTCTAATACCTTCTAATGCTTATCAAATTGTAAGTAATACTGTTGAAGATTGTATGGCAATTTTATGTGATGACACAGCAGACACACAAGTTGCACCTTATACTATAAGTACAGATATAGCACCAACTAATGCTGATACTATGTATATTTATAAATATTTCTTTGATGGTGGAGAAAAAGTACAAACAGCTTGGTCTAAATGGGAATTTAGTGGTGTTAAAATATTAGGTGGTATGTCTGTAGAAAGTAATATTTATTTATTTACTGTTGAAGGACAAGATACAAAATTATTTAAAATAGATTTAAGAAATTTAAAAGATGCAACATTAGGACACGGAATATACCTTGATAAAAGAACTTCAGTTACAGGTTCATATTCTAGTACAACAGGTTTAACAACTGTAACTTCTCCGTATGGAGCTAAAACAGGTTTAAAAGCTGTAGATAAAACTGATGGAGCAGATTATGCTTTAACATTTGTTAGTGGTTCTAATTATACTTTAGAAGGAAATCATACAGATTTATGGATAGGTGTTCCTTTTGAATCTAAGTATACATTATCAACACAATATGTTAGAGAAAATACTGGTAGAGGACTTTTAGCTGTAACTACAGGTCGTTACCAAATTAGAAATATAGCATTAACTTACGAAAATTCAGGTTTCTTCACAGCAGAAGTAACACCTGAGAATAGAAGTAAATCTACAACTGTAATGAACGGATATGTTCTAGGGACAGCAGGTAGTACCATTGGGTCTGCCGCATTGTCTTCAGGAACTATTAAAGTACCAGTACAATGTAGAAATACCGATTTTACTTTTGACATTAAATCTAGTTCACATTTACCTATGTATATAGCAAGTGCTGAAGTAGAAGGTTTATACCATAACAGAGCAACAAGGATATAATGGAAAAAGAAAACTATGTACGTCCTGCGATATTAGCTGACGTGCTACAATTAGCACCTAAAATGCGTAAAGCAGATAGGGAAGAAGTAAGAGCATCAAATGGAGTTTCTCCGTTAGAGGCTTTAGTTACTCCGTTTACTTATGACGGAAGTAGAAATTATACAATCATTGGCACAGCCAGTGAAGGAGTAATAGGTATGTTTGGGGTTGCTCCAACAAAAGACCCTGAATATGGCGTAGCTTGGTTATTATCAAGTGAAGACTTATTTAAACATACAAAACAATTTATTAAGGAATGTCCTTACTGGGTTTCTAAAATGGGTCAAGGATATACTTATATATACAACTGGGTTGATAGAAGAAATTGGAAGTCAATGAAATGGCTACAGTATCTTGGATTTGAACCTAAAGAAGAAATTAAAGAATATGGGGTAGGAAAATTACCCTTCTTATTAATGATAAAGGAGATGAATAAAGAATAATGTGTGGAGTACCTGAAGCTCAAATGGCGTTGGCAGTTGTTTCAACAGTCGCTAAATTTCAAAATGATAAAGCGGTACACGAAACAAATATGGCGGCTAATGAAATTAGTATGCAAAATGCTAATCAAGCATATTTGAATGATTTATCTAAAATTGATAATGAGTCTTCTCGTGCAACACAAGCAAAGGCTTTAGCTGAATTAAAAGCAAGACAAGAATTAACTAAGAACCAAGCGTATGCTCTTAACTCAGGATTTGGAAATTCACTTAAAGTAATGCAAGATATGAGTGGTAAACACGATTTAGGTTTCTCTCAAATTGCGTTTGATTTTGAAGCTGATATGTTGTCTTTACAAGGTTCTGAAAATGATGCTTATGCGGCTATGCACAGAAACTATGCTAACATAAGACCATCTCAACCACCTAGCTTAATCGGTTCAGTGATTGAACTTGGTTCACACGGATTAAATTATGCGGCTTCAGATAATAAATGGATTAATAAACGAAAAAAAGATGAAGGATTGGTAGTAGCACCTTAATTATGGCAGAAAAATATAAATCACAAGTAACTAACAAATGGATAGGCTCAAGTTATAAAGGAACTGTTAGACATATAGACGCTAGAAATACTGAAATGGGTCAAATTGTTTCCGCTTTAAAAAATGACCTTACTCCTGCTATGAATAAGTGGGGAGAAAAACATATTGAAAAGAAAAAAACTGAGGCAGGAGCTAAAATGGACGAGCTTTATGCACAAGGTTGGACAACAAAAGAAATTGAAAAAGCTATTTTAAATGATGAAATTCCTGAATTAAGTAATCAATATGCTACTGCGGTAGTAGATACACACTCAGGAAGATTTGAAGCGGCTGAAACTATTAGAAAAATTAATGAAAACATTGATTCTTATGATTTTAAAGAAGGTAATCAAACTTTAGAAGAATGGTATAAACAATATTTACCTGATTTTAATGAAGCTAGTTCACAATTTACAATAGGATTTTCTGCTGTATTCAATGAATGGTCTGCAAAAGCAAAAATTAAAGATGCTGAAAATAGAGCTGAATGGGCTCATACAGTAAAAATTAATAAAGCAGTAAACTTTTTAGATACTACTATTGGTGCTGATGAGATAGATGAAAAATATTGGGAAACAATTAAAAGTCTAAATACAGCTATGCCTATAGAAGGTAAAGAAAAAGCATACTTCTTTGACACTAATGAATTAAATATGGAAGTTGCTTTAGGTCACGCTAAATTCTTATTAGCAAAAGCTACAACTACTGAAGAATTAGATAAAGCTCTTAAAATTTTAACTTCAGATAGAGGTATAGGTAAAGGTGGAAATAAATTAGGTTCATTATTAAATGCTCACCCTACTGAAATTGGTGAAACTCTAAATGCAATTACAAATAAAAGAGCTCGTCTTGAAAACAAAAAAAGAAGTGATGAAGAGTGGAATGAAAAACAAGAGAAGAAAAATATATTTAAAGAGTTTTGGTCTGATTTTGAAAACAACAGTAAGAATGTTGAAGAATGGCGTGATAAACTTAGAAAAATTGACCCTACTGCTGTTCCTTCTTTTAATAAATTAATAGATGAGAAAAGAATATCTAATGCGTCAGGTGAAGCACGACAAGAATTTCTTATTGATGTAATGGAAGGTACTTATGACGATATTAAAGATTTAGCAAAAGCTATGGAAGAAAAAGGTATTCCTAAAGAAGACTTTGCTCAAGCGTTCTCATATTTTGAACGTGCTGAGAAAATGAAGAAAGAAGATAAGAAACATATTTGGGAAACTAATTCAAATGTAAAAGATTCTAAAAAAGAAATACTTGATGTTGTTAAAGAAAATGTAAGTGGTGGTTCAAACACTATGTTTTCAAGTAAAGGAAATGATGCTGTTAGAAGAGCTAATTATTATCTTAAAGAACAAATACTTAATTTTGAACAATTTAATGAAGATGGAAGTAAAAGAGATAATCCACCTAGTGATGCTCAGTGGCGTAAGTTTATGAAAGATATGGGTGACTATGTTAAAACTACTTTCAAAGGAGAAAAAGATTGGGAGAAACTAGAAGACTGGGCTGTAGCAAAAGCAAAACAAGAAGAAGAAAATGAAAAGAAAGAAGCTGAAAAGAAAGCTATGGAACAATTAGAAACTAATATTACAACTTCTGTTGCTTCAGCTATAGAAGAAGGAATAAAATTT